ATCATTGATAGTGCAGTTGTTGGTACAGGATCATCAGCAACAGGTCATCCAGAAATTGTACAAGTTGTAGAACTTACAAGAATAAGTGAAGCACCTTACTACATTAAGGTTAAGAGACGTCCATTCGGTGCATTTGGTGGTGTATTAGATAATCATGGTGATACTACACCAATATACAAAGTCAATGTACAGTTTGATGCTACATGGACAGAACAAGCACTTGACAATGATACCAGTGCAACTGATAGTGTATACTTATCTGAGTTTGGTGGTAATCTAACTAGCAACGATTATGTTATCGTTGACAGAAATGATTCACCAAAAGTTCCAGAATACATTAAGGTTATTACATCTCTTGCAGAACAACAACAGAAGTTCAGAATATCTAATTGTGCTGATCCAGACCTAGATGTATTCGTAGTTAACTCTGTAACAGGTGAGGTACAAATTGGTAACCCAGCTATACCTGGTTCTATCGTTACAATCAATTCGTCTCTTGATATAGATGGTGGTTGTGGAACTCTAGGAACAGTTGAGTTTACTGGTGATGCACAGGCAGGATCAAATGTAATTACAAATATAACAGTTACAACTGCTGGTAAAACAATCGCTGATATTCAGAAAGGAGATGTTCTTTCTGTTCTAACAGATTCAACACCTCTTAAGATATTCCAAGATACTGCTATTGACTTCGTGTTTGGTGGTGCTATTTACTTAAGCAGAAACATAATTGGTTCTCAGTCAGTAACTGGAACTACATTTAAAGCAAGTAGAAATGAAAGATTAACAGCAAATGACGGTGGTGGCAACACTACATTTGATGTTGATACATGCTCAGGAACAACAACAATTGGTACTCAGGTCGGTAGATTTGATGTTAACTTAGCATGGTCTAGCAGTGGTGGTATTCTTGTAAATGCTGATTTACCAACAGCATTGAATGCAGCAGACGTAATCACATATGGTTACTATGCAGATCCACAATCAATACAGGGTAATGGTCCTAATACAACTATTGTATCAACTGCTGCTGGCAACAGTGCATCTGTTTTACAGATCGCAGTTCAATCTCTTGGAGAAGGAACTGGTAAGTTTGCGATAGGAGACTTAATTGCTGTAGGACCTCTAGCATCATTCTCTGGTACTACTGGTCAAATTGAATTTATGACAATTACTGATGTTGTAGATGCGACTAACACAATCGTTGCAACTAGAGCACAGGAAGGAACAGTCGATATGAGTCATCAGGCTGCTGATGTTGTTAGAAGAGTTATCAGACACGAGAGACAATCTCTTGTAACAAATGCTCAAATAAGACAGAGATTATCAGCAGGAGTTCCAACCGATTACTTATCTGTAATTCTAGAGAGAGGATATATCTCACAAACAAAACTAGATTACAAACAGTGGTTGAGATTTAGTAACACAAGCACAGGTGTTGAGATATTAACTCATGTAAATGGTAGGTTATATGGTAAGGTTCATTCTTCACAGATGGATGAGCAACTTGGTGATGGTGCTAAGTCATACAGAGAAGGTAGTTTAAATGTTGTAGACAATCTAACATTAGAAGGTGGTAACTTCGTAATTTACGATAGTGTCAAACAGACAAAACTATTCCAGTTTGTTAATGATGACGGACATGCTGATCACTCAGGTCTAATTAACTGGGATGCTGGTGTGATAGCAAGAGGAGACTTCTTCTTATATCCAACATCCTGCCCAGAAAACGTTATACTAACTTCTGCATGTGATCCATCATTCTCAGTTGATAACTTAGGAAATGTAACTGCTCAAAATTCACTAACAGTTACAGGTACTGCATCAGCATCACCAACAGAAACAGATGTCTTCTCAGTAAGAAATCTTGGAATTAATGGTGGTAGTGAGTATAGTATCAAACAAGATCGTTCGATTGATGCATTTGGATTAACTAACTTCACTACATCAAGTGGTGCAAGACATGCAAGATACTTATCAGCAGCATCAGCAGAAGCAGATCTAACATTGATTGCAAACATAGTTTACATGGTGAACATACAATCAACACAAACATTAATCGTTACATTACCAGCAGCACCACAAACAGGTGACATTGTAAGAATGATTGATGTAGGTGGTAACTTGAAGTATGATACAACATTAGTTCTTAGAACTCCTGAGACTAGTGGCACACCAATACAAGGTGACTCAACAGGAACACTATTTGGAGATAGATTAACCGCATATCCATCTGGTGAACTTGTAGTTCAAACACCAAATGCAGCGTTTGCATTAATATATCTTGGAGCAGTTGATAGTAATGATCAAATCGGCATCCCAACCAGCGTACAAGGTTGGTGGTTAATGGAGGTATAATTAATGCCAAGTTACAATCGCATAAAAGCACAGAAAGCCAGTCCAGTTGGTACAATCATGCCATGGACTGGTAGTACCAGTGAGTCAGTATTGAGTCCAGATTCTATACCAAGAGGTTGGATAGTTTGCAATGGTAGTCAACTAAGGGCAAAAGATTATCCTTTACTCGCACAAGTATTAGGTAATCTATATGGTCCTGTAGTAGAAGCTGGTCAACCATTTGTTGGTATATCTAATTCATATCCAGTTTATGAAGACGATGATGTATTCAACTTACCAACACTTAATCAGCAAGTGCCAATAGATTTAGAAGGTAACTTATTAACTGGAGAAGAATTGAGTGTTTTAGGACAATACATTTCATTAAATGGATTTGAAGGTAATCAACCAGTTTCAAATGTATTATCATATATTGATGCACAGTTTTCATCATCAGTTGAATCAGAATTATCAGGAAAGATAAAAGGTATTACTCTTGAAGCTCCATCATATTTTGATACTATTAGAACAATACCAAGAAAATTAGGTACTGAACACACTGCACCACATACACACCCAAGACCAACAGGTGGTTTCTATCCATCAGTTGAATTAGGAGGTAGTTATCTTGGTCTATTTGAAGCAGGATATTTTGAGACAGCGGGTACTGAATATTCAACGGGATCAGACACGGGAGCTACGAGTGATGAACCATTAGCAGATAGATTTAGTCCAGGTACAGTTACATGGACAGCATATGACCCTGCTGCTACATCATTAGTTGACTGTAATAATCATCGTCACTTCGGTCAAGCAACTGATGTTATACCAATAGTTCCAACAGTTGATCGTACTGTTAACACATATGCACAGACAGATGATTATACTGATGATAACACATGTATAACACCAGTACAGCAACCAGCTGTTACTGCTCCATTCCCTCCACCTGGCACATACTTAGGACAACGTAACTTTTATATTTCAGATCAAGTTCCTGAGGCAAGGAGAGGTAGTGGTGTAACTCCTCCAGCAACAGATCCAAATGATTATTATGGTGCTGTAGGTGCAGGAAGAGATTATCCATATCCTACTACATTGAATCATAATGGTGATGCATTTACTGCTAACTCATTAGGATCTCATAATCATTTCACGATTGATTTATCAATGACGTTGGGACAAATGAATTTACCTAGTACTATACTCATAAATAATATGACCACTGGAAACATAGAACCCATAGATGTTGACAGAGCACTCAGTGTACAGGTAAATCCTAACACACCATCCTTGGTCGTACTGTATATTATCAGAGCATACTAATGGCAGTATTATATTCAAAAGAAAAAGGAAAAATAGGAACTCTTACTGGTTCTATTATAAACTGGTCGAATCAATTAACATCTTCAGATCCAGAAGACCCAACCTTATATGATACTCTTCCTGCTGGTTATTTGAGATGTGATGGATCAGTTTATTTGGCAATAAATTTTCCAGAACTTGCTACAATATTAGGCACAGGATCAAATTGTAGATATAAAAAACCAGATACAACATTACTTGACAATCAATTTCAAGTGCCAGATCTTGGTGCTAAATCTACTAAAACATCATTTTCTTCAAACTTAGGAGACTATCAAGATACATACTTGGATAATGATGCTGGTCAACAAATAACAAAAGCTGGTGTAGGACTGGAAGTGAGTAGCAATATTGGATCAACATATACTATTCAGTATCAGGGTAATTTCTTCTTGCCAGCACAGACAATTGAAATCACAGGACAACCTGGTTTTGCTAGGTCTAGTGGTAACTATACAGAAGAAACAGAAGTATTACATACAGCATTTCAACCACATGCTCATTTCCATGATGGTAAGAGATCAAGAACTGCATCACCAACAAGTGAGTTTGGTTTATTTGGTAGAAACTCTTATACATCTAAATCTACTTTGTGTATTATGCCATGGGCAAATAATACAAGACAACCATTATGTAAGGCAGTAGCATCTAAAGCAATTGCTGCACAACAACAAAGAACAGATCAAAATGGTTGTTTTACTTTCTTGGTTGGAGGTCCTAGTCAAGAATTATATACTTGGTATGGTGGTTGTTGGGCAGGATGTACTTTTGACCAGACTGATAAGTGTTTAATGCCAGGTAACATACCCCAGTTAGATGCGTCTGGAAATAATATTGGTACATTAGAGTTTGGATGTTCAACTCTTGGAAATCAATCAGGATATCCAATATACACTGGTGAGGGTATTGCACAACCAACAGGATTTTGTGGTAACGTTTTTTATGTTGGTGAAATGAGTTGTAAAACAACTAACCAATGTAACGTTGGTCCTGCATCTTGTAATAACTACAGTTCGATTGGTTCAGGTCCGATATACAATAAAGTAGCACCAAACTATACACCGTCTCTTGTATCACAGGCAACTCAAGTTCCTTTCGATGGACAAGCAAACGTGGTAACATATGGTGCAATTAATAATACTGTTACTGATATTGAAGAATTTGGTAATGAATGTATACACAAACATTTTGTTCCATTTAATCAGGATCCACATACATATAACGTTGTAACAAAACCAACATATATTCCAGCTAGTAATATAACATCTACAGTCAATATAGATGTAAATACTGAGAATAAAGCAGATGGTTACATACAACCATTTTTAGTTCAAGAATTTTTAATTAAGTATTAGAATGGCATCATACAGGAATTCATTTGCGAATTATTTTTCCGATAAGACTGGTAACCATGCTCCTGTCGGATCAATTCTTCCTGTCTTTGCTGATCTCAATCTAGCAACACAAGAACCTGAGTACACATATCCACAACATTTATATTGTGATGGTAAGACACTAAACATTCGTGATTATCCAGAATTATACAGTATCATAAAAAATACTTATGGCGGTAGTGCATCACAGACAATAACTCAAGCAGCACAACCTGGTGGTTTAAGAAGATCATATATTATAAACAATAAACTATTTTTTCAATTCTATTACGACTCTACTAACAACAAAGCAAATGTAAAGAGACCATATCCATTTGGTGCAGTTTTTAGATTTCAAATCATAACAAATCCATGGGGTGCATTTCCAAGTGCTGGTATATTTGATCAGTCTACATTCTATCAACTAATACAACCAACAGAGGATGTGACAGCTCAAGCAGCTACAAATGAATTTGCATATGAATTAGTTCTACCAGATACTGTTGACCTATCAACTGTTACAACATCAGATTACACAAAAGATTTTACAGGTAGTGATGCTCATCCTACT